TTATCAAGCAATGAAATCCGCCTCGCTTTCTACCACGTCTTGATCCGTCGTTGTCACCGTGAATTTGACATCGACTGCCCGGTTCACTGGATCAATCAGGACGTCAATCGTATCCACGACCTCGACCCGTTCTTCTTGTACAATGCCGCCGAATATCTCCGACTGAACATCTTCCTCGGTGATGCCTTTTCCGAGAATATTAAAAAACTCGATGCCTGTTTCCGGCTCGAGTTCGAATTCTCCTAAATTGGTACCAAGTGCGGTCCCGATGCACTGAGCGACTTCCTGTTTCCCGTCCGCGACCGCAATGTCATTTTTCCAGAACGAGATATCCCCGTTCACGATTTTAAAGTCTCTCATTTGATATCGAACCCTCCTAAGATGACCGCGTCATTTAAACTATGGCGCCGATAATCAGCAGGTAATGCCTTGTTCCCTTTTATGGCGTATTCGATGGCTCGTTCACCAAAGCCAAGCCAAACGATGTCGTCGACTTCCCAGTCCGGTTTAATAATGACTTTCGCTCCATCGATCTTCACTCGTTGGAACAATCCAGGCACATCGAGTAAGAGCGGTAAGTCTTCTCCGCCGTCGTCATCGAGTTCTTTCGTTTGGATAAGTGGCTGTACATCCCACGTATCGTCACCGTTTACCTTTTTGATCATACCGACCGTTTGCGTGTGCAAATGCAGTAACTTTTCTTCGATGTAATTCTCAACTAGGTTCAAACCTTTGCTCATACTCGTACCACCTCGACTTCCGTATAGTGATCAGATCCGCTTAACACATGTTTCCCGCGTCGGACCCGGAACTTCCCATTGGCCGTTCGACTCTTGATCGTGATGAGCGATGCGGTCGTGATGCGATACTGGAGCAACATCTTGACCTTGTACCCGCGTTCCTTATCCGTTTCGTAAGGCTCCGGGCTCCCAATCAATCCGGTTGCACTCGATAGCTCAAACGTCGTACTGGATGCCGCTTCTGCAAGCCGACAGATATACAGCCGTTGTTTATTGATGAAAAAGGCTGCACCACAAGCCCGTGCCAACTTCTCGATCTCGACAACGACTTTCCCGCTGACAGTGTATCCTTTTGGATAGGTGATATCTTTCGGCAGTTTAATCTTACCGATGGCGACGCCAAGTAGTGGCACCAAGTCCCGAATGATTTGGGAAGCGGTAACGTTCTTGCCGTAGGTTTTCTTTCGCGTCAGTTTGACCTTTGCTTTTTTGCCCGTTCCGGTCGTCGTTTTCCGTTCCGGCAGCAAGATGCCACCCAAGTTCGGTCCATCGATGACTTTGATGGCCGTGATCTTGTCGACACTCTCCCGACGTGTATTGACCGTCGAAACACGAGAACTTAAAATGACGCCCGATCCATCGGTCTTGTAACCGGCGGTGAGCGTCAGTTTGTCGTTGTGTTGAATGCGACTAATCGTCGAAGCGGACAGATTCCACACGTTGATCAGGGACTCGTTCGGGTTAATATCATCGTCGAACGTAATCTCATATTCCATGTGCAAATCGCTCATGGAAATCAAGATGTCGTCCGCGACGTTCAATTTGGCAATACGCCCGAAGGTTGTACTCATGCGTCATCCTCCTCCGGTGGCGTGTCCGTTTCTGCAAAATCATACAGGAACACGGTCTTACCGAGATTGTCCCAGGTTACTTGTGTCTCGACGCCTGACACGTCCAAAGCAATCAACTCCGAGATCGGCAATCGACTGTCTGCCATGTCTGAGAATAGTGGTTTGCCGTAAATAACCGGCTCCCCATACGTGATGACGTCCTCATCTTGCGTATACAGGTCAATCGTGAACATATCCGCTAAGCGATTGTAGCGGACGTCCATCAAATAGACGCTGTTGCCGAGCGTGATATCGAACCGATACGGGATGGCCTCCTTGTCGATGTCGATGTAATACAGGTTATCTTCTACGATCAATGGTTCCACCCCTTACTTGTACGGTATCAAAAACTTCTGCCCGGGATAAATGAGGTCCGGATCACGAACCTTGTCCTTGTTCGAATTGTAGATGGTCCGGTAATCCGGCTTACCATAATACTTCGTCGCAATATCCCACAACGTATCGCCTTTCTTGACGACGTAATAGCGGCTTTTCGAAGACGGCTTGCCCTTCGGCTTCTTCTGATTCGTACCCGTTCCCTTTTTCTTCTTCCGGACGACGCTCGACTTTGCCACACGGACTTCTTGCAGATCCATCGAAAAGATAAAGCCATTCGCAATCTTGTGGTTTTGTTTCTTCGTGAAGTTCGTAATCAACACGCTCTTGAGCCGCATCCGCCCGACATAGGTGACGGGCTTGCCGGCATATTGCATCTTCTTGAAGTATTCCTCTGCTTTGGCAGCGTTCTTCCCTGTGACCTTGCCGGTGAGAGCGAAGGTCTCCAGTTCCCGTTCGACGTGATCAGTGATGCTGACACCCTTTTCGACCGGGTATTGCGTTGCCTTGACAGAAAAGTTCGCGCCTTCTTCAATCACGCCAATCGTATAGCTTCCGAGTTTACCCATGTTACACCTCCGTCGTCCGCGGACTGACGCGTCCCATCGATGCGAAATACTCATCGAGAGCATCGCGAACGGAGTTCGCTGTCTCCTGCGGATTGCTTGATCCTGTAATCTGAATCGTGATGTTATTCTTGTTTGTCGTGCTGGATGATGAACTTCGTGCAATGGCAGCAGGTGATGGTGACAGCTCCCGCGTTGGTCGATAGTTGTTTGGACGGAGGCTGACAGGTGATACAGGCTGTGGTTTGTTCGTTCCCATTAGCATATTCATTTTTGTGCTTACCTTCGGAAATGCCTTGTCAATCGAGTCACTGATTGGACCACCGAAGTCGAGTTTATCGAGATCCGATAACGGACCGACCTTCGCAGGCGAGAACGGAAGGAAATCCCGGACTTTACCAACGACACTTTCGACTTTCTTCGAGATTGCTCCAGCCATCGAAGCAATCCCTCCAATCATCTGCTCGATTAATCCGCGACCGGCATTGTAAAACGAGCTTCCTAAATTTCGGACAACGTTCAATGCAGAAGTAAATCCGGACTTGATTGAACTGCCAACCTTACTCATGGCGCTCGTTATCGCTGAAATCACATTCGAGAACGCCGTTTTGACAGCGCTGACGATACCGGACAGAACCGACGTCACGGTAGAACGGATTGAATTCCAAACTGAAGTCACGACCGCTTTTATCGCTTGCATGACGCTGGTGACGATAGATCGTGCTGCTGAAAAACTGCTCGAAATAGAGGAACGTATCGAACTTACAGCCGCCGTAACACCTGAACGTAGCGCGTTCCAAATGCCTGTCACAATCGAACGGATTGCATTCATGACCGTATTGATAATTGTCTTATACAAATTGAAGTACATCCGTATTACGGTAGCAATACCGGAAGCTCCACTTGTGAAAATCCCTTTGATAAATGCCCAGGCACCTTTGATAATTCCCATTGCCATTGTGCCAAACGAACGAAGTGGTCCAAGGAACTTACCGATGAAGTAGAGGTTGATTAATCCCCAAATCATGGTGAGTGATCCGAAGAAAATCTGTTTTACACCTGCCCACATTTGAGTGAAGTTCCCTGTGAACAAACCAGTGAAGACTTGAATGACACCCATAATGACCTGGATTGCTCCATTGATGACATTCTTTATCGCATTCCATGTGCTGACGATAATCGATTTAACCAACATAAAAGCGACTTGAATAATTGGAACAATGACGACCATCGCCGCACGAATGACGGTCAGGATTACATTCCAAACATTCGTGGCAGCGGCCAGGATAGAAGAACCGTTTGCGGTCCAAAATGCTTGGAGCTGAGCAAGTTTTGCTTGCACGAATGTGGTCACGGCAGTGATTGCTTGCTGGATATATGGAGCAATGAAACCCCATACCGCGAGCGCCGCGGCTTTTATGGCATTCCATCCGGCAATGACACCCGTCTTGAAAGTTTCGGACCTTGTCCAGAGCAGATAGAAAGCAGCACCCAGTGCGACGATTCCGACAGCGACCAGAGCAACGGTGCCCAGTATAGCAGCGAATCCTGTGACAATTGGCATCATCAGTGGAGCGGCTGCCGCAATTGCCGTTCCTAATCCTGCCCAAAGACCAATTCCAATGGCGAGTGGTGACAGGATGACGGTCAGGATCGGTACAAGAATCATGAATGCAGAAATGAGTTTCGTGATGGTCGGATGCGCTTGGTTAAACTTGACAATCATTTCACCAATCTTACCGATGAAGTTGACGACAGGCGTCATGATTTGTCCGAACAGTGCAACCATCGGACCAAAAGCACCTACCCATTTGTTTTTCATACCTTCGACCGCTATACCTAACGGTGTCAAAGTCTGTTGGAGCTGTGCAATTTTACTTTGCGTTGCTTTACGTAAGCCTTCTAATTCAGAGGTAGCTTGCGTTTTTGCCATAGACATCTTTTGACGCCAAAGTGAGACGTATTTGTCCAGTTCGGGTCTCGACATGGAGTTGAGCGCTTTGACTTGCATCGCGCCTTTAGGTCCGATTTTTTGGAGTTCTTGAATCAGACCCTGGTCAACTCCCTTTTTAGCTAATCCCTTCATGTTAGATGCCCATGTTTTCATAGCCGTGACTTGGCTTTGCAAGGCTTTCATTAAACTGGTTTGCTTTACAGCTTTGAGCGATACCTTTTCAAACAAACCAGCGAAGTTCACGAGCTCTTGATACCGCTGATTGAATGCTTCCTTGTAGACATTCGTCAGCTCTGCTTGTTTCGCTCTGACGTCAGCTGGATTCGGACCCATTGCTGCCTTAAATAACAAGGTATAGAATACGGCCGCACCAGCCGCTGCAATTAGCGCTACGGCAGGGAACCGCATCATCCCTTGTTGAATCATCATCGTCATGTCGTTGAGTTTCTTCATGTTTGCTGTCGGTCCCAACAAGCGGAGTGCTGTTGCCGCTGGTGTTCCACGCATGGCAATCTTATTCAATCCATCGGCAATGCCGAGTAATGGTTTATTGACACTGTACAAAGGATTTCCCATTCGTGTGAAATTGTCACCGATCTTACTAGCTTGTGATGAACGGTTGAGCATGGTACCGACTGTCTGATAAAAGGACATTTTCGCCATTTCGTTTGATGCCATCATGCCATCCATCGTTTTCTTATGTGCCTTCCCCATCGACTCGATATTCTTCACGAAGTCCTTCGTGGTTCCGGCGTATTCGCTACTTGATTGCGCCAATTTGAAATAGCCGTGTTGCGTTTTAATCATGTCGTCACGATGTCCGTTCATGGCAACGCGTTGTTGGGCGAACGCCGAGCGAATCTCTGAACTCATCCGCTGGGCTTCCGGTGATGTACCACGATACACTTCACGGATGCGACGACCCATTGAGTCGAAGCCTCTTGTCACGGTAGTGGTCGAGTCCACTGCGTCATTTCCAAAGTTCGTAAACGAGCGGCCGGCTTGCTTGGCTTCTTGTCCGATCGTGGCGAATCCACGTTGAGTGGTATCGATTGCCTTGCCAGCATCCTGCGCCGACTGTTCGACATCGTTCAACGCTTGGTCTGCACGTATCAGACCATCTTCACCTTGTACCGTGACGTCAACATTAATTTCCGTATCGCGAGCCATATCATCACCCCCCTTTTCCGGTAGATTTCGCGACGTTCTCGTCGTATATATCTAGTGCGGCATTAAGCGTTTCCAGCTCGTCGTAACTCATTTGCGTGAGTTCTTGGTACGTCGCCGAGCAGTTTTCGGCGAGTAGCGGGCGGTAGAGGAGCCAGTCCCGTTTCGCTTTCTCGCGATAATGGCCATCACTTTCCCGCGAAGGGTCCGTTGAATACCTCCCCGGCAACCTCTAAGACTTTCGCGTAATCATCTGATTTCTCGTCGAAGTAATCAAAACTGACTTTAGGTTCGACCACAATATGCTTCCAATATTCTTCTTGCAATTTCGTCTGCATGACGACACCATTTTCGTTCTTTGAGCGGTCAGCCATTTCGTTAGCTGCACGAACGCCCGGGAACTGGAATGTATACTCGGTACCGTTGACTTCTTCTTTGCGCTGTTCAAATGCCATGATTAATTTCCTCCTGGTGGATGTAAGTTAGTTTGTTTGAATAGAAAAAGGGCAGCCGAAGCCACCCGTTGATTAATCGATTGTATTCACGTAGTCGAAAACGACGATTTCATATTCACGATCTTCTGCTGCCTTGCCGAGTGTACCTGTCGGAGCTTTGAGGATACGAGCTTCTGTGCCGCCTGCTTTCTCCGTCATACCATTCCGCTTGGAGACTACCCAGAATGGGAACGTCTTATCGCTGTTAGCAAGTTTCATCAAGAGTTTGTTTGACGGTGATGTCGCTTGGAGCGTCAGCGTGCAGGTCGCTGTGCTGTCATTTGTTTCTGATGTGATGACATCTCCCTGAGCGCCTGTTTCGTATTCAAACTTGTCCTCGTTCGGCTCAAATTCGATCATGTCTTCTCCGAAGCCCGTCAAGAAAATTTCATCAGCGGTAATCGTCGTTTTCTTTGCGTTATAAGATGCTACTTTTGCCATGATTTATCCCTCCTCAGTAATTGACTTGTCCTTTGATGTCTGCCGATTGAATCGCGCCGGCAAGTCGGAAGGTGAATTTAACGCCCTTAAGCTTACGAGATGCGCGTTCAGCCTCCGTCATGTTGTCGACTTCGGGAATCGTCACTGTGTAAATTGGTTTCCCTACTGCATCCTCTGCGACGATGTCCTGTTTCGCTCCTTGGAGCAAGACCGTTTCGACGGCTGTTCCGACGAGGTTCGCTCCACCTTGTTCGTATGGAATCTTCCGGTTTTTAAGGAATAAACCTTGTACGCGTTGCTCGATATTTGCGATGACCCAGTCATTTCCGATAATCACGTCCAAGTGCTCGCCACCAATCGTCTTACTTTCCGACGTCTGAGCTTCTCCGAACTTTTCGATGTACGTCGAGCCATTGGCAGCATGAATCCGAGCAACCTCTGGCGGTGTGACATTGACCGGACGCACATCAAAGAACTGTTTGAACTTCGCTGTCGCACTACCGGCAGGATCCGCGGCATATTCGCCGATGAATTCTCCGTCGATGTAGCGGGTGACGTCATCCGTGTACAGGACGTAAGCTCGTTTGACACCCGATGCTTCGAGTGCTTCGAGATCCGCAATGTCATTGACTCGTAAGATGGCTACCTTTGCCCCTTGTAAATCAATCGCTTCGACGAGTGCCTCTTGCTCTTCGACGTCCGCTGATGTTGTGAGGACATAATAGAATGCTTCACCCTTCAATTCCTCAAACACGACGTCTGGTGTACCTGATGTGTCGTCATATCCAGCAATGGCGACCTTCTCCGGACGGTTGTTTTGTTGCAAGATGGCGCGCGCGAGCTTATACGTTTCCGTCGTCTCTGCAAAATCCACCTTGATGAGATCGAGTGCATCATCGCCCTCGTATACCTTATAGGCGAAACCGCCTGTCTTCGCACCGATGATCAGCGGGAATGTTTCTGTTGTAAATCCGCTTGGTTTCAGTACGTCAATCGTTACATTCACGTCTTTTGCCATGAATTAAAGCCTCCCTCATTCTCTAAATTCGAGTTGTTCTATGTCTGCTTCCTCGAACGTGTCGATGACGCGGACCATTTCTTCCTTCACGCGGAACCGCACGTCAAAGCCGACACGGTATTCGTAAGCGTCCCCGAGGTACAGCGTCCGGTCTTGTGGATTCGTACACTCGACGACGATCAAACCTTTGCGTAATAACTCCGTCTGTCCGGTGAAGTCCAGGTACTCATGTGCAATACCGGCCAGTGTCCATGCGGCCGTTGAAGACTTGGCATAGAAATGAAGCGAAAACGTCGCCTCGATGTCGGTCGTCTTTCGCTCCTTCGTCTGCCCATTCTCTTCGAATCGTTCCAGATACCCGCTCATTGCCCCGTGTTGAACAATCCGTGGTGTGAGTACCTTATACGATGCAAAAGGCAACACCGGTCGCGGTGCAACCGTGTCGACTTCTGTCACCGTGACCCCGAGAGCGGCTTGTAACGGCGCGTAGAACCCTTTGATGATGTCTGTATAGGTCTTCATGCCGTCGCCTCCCTCGTCAGCCGGTAACGGTGGAAGTCAGCGAAGTCGGTATAGTCGCCCATGCTCTCGATGCGCCAGTTCGCCCCTTCATGGAAGAGGGTTCCTCGTGCGTCGAGCGGAGATAAGCTGTACACCAATCGATCCGCGGACGTAATGCGCCCACCTGACTCATAAATCGCGTTCTTGTCGACAGGAAAGAGGGCAACCGAGATCGTTTCCGTTTGCGAGGAGCCTTCCACCCACTCGCCCGTCTCCGGATCCCGTTGCCCTTCCGTCGTCCGTGTATACGGCAACCGCAGGCTATATTTTTTGATCAGACGCTCGAATGCGTAATATCGTTTCGGCATCGTGTCACTCCTTACTCCACTTCGTGCCGGATGGCACCAATCATGCGACCTGTATCGACCAGCGGATTACTGGACCCTTTCAGTTTCACCGTCGCCTTACTGTTCGGCGGACTCGATAGATCCCGCGCAAACTCCTGAATCTGCCCAGCAAGGTCAAGCCCGAGCATATCCAGTGCCGTATCAACCGGAATTCCTCCGTCGTAACAACCTTGGATGATGTCATCAACTTTGCTTCGCCAGTCCGCTTCTCTTGCGTCGAAACCGGCACGAATGAAAGACCGCTCCGGAATTCGGATGACGGTCGTCTCTTTCTTCAAATGGATTCCGATGTAATGGAGATAGGCACGCATCTTATCGGTCACGGTGATGTCCCAGCCGTACTCATGGACATAAGCAATCATCCCGATTTCTCCCTCTTCCAAGACACCGACTCGGATATTCCGGCCTTGCAATTGCCGTGAAACGCTGGCCATCTCTTTAAGACGTTCGTGACCATCGCCCCGCTTAACCTTGACGCCCATTAACGTCCTGCCTTGTAAAACTTAATCTGACTGTGAAAAGGTGCCCAGTGTGCATGAGCGGTTGCGAATACGGCGAACTGATCACTCGCTGAACCAAATGACTGCGACATGCCAGGAACCGATTCAGACGTCACTCCGGTTCCGCGCTCCGCAATCTCTTGCTGAGACTTAACCCATTCCGAAATCCCTAGTCTGACCGGTCCTGGTAATTCGAGTTTTCCGCTGATAGGATCAATCAGCTGCATGAAGTCGAGTTTGTCACAATACTTCTGTGCCGCTAGTAATCCGGATTCAAGGAAAAGTGCCAATTTCACATCTTGCGAGTCATCATCGAGCGGAATGCCGAGCAGTACTTTCAGTTCATCAAGCGTCATGTTGATCACCAGCCAATGCATCAAGCAGTTCTGCCTTCTTCATCGACTCGTAACCTTCCACACCGTTTTCTTTGGCCAATTCTTTCAATTCATCGACCTTGAGCTTGTCGAGTGAGTCATTTTCCTCTTTTTCAACGACTTTTGACCAACCGAGTTTTTGAAAAAAAGCAAGGAAACGGCGCACGTCCGTTTCCCGCTCCACTCCATTACGCTCAATCTTAATAAGTTCATTACTCATGGAGAATCACCCTTTCATTTCTTAGTTAAGGAGTCACGTCCGGTGTGAGAACAGCGAATGCCTCATCTTTCAGAACCATGAATCCGACGTGCATCGTAGCACGCATTGCAAACATGTCCCGCTCCCAGAGGTTGATTGGCTTGCCATCTTCACCGAGGACGCCTTCGAGTGTTGCTTCTTCCGAGATGCTGTACTCGATGCCTTGAAGGACACCGTAACGAGCGTAATCCCAGTTCCCGACAAACAATTCAGCAGCGGCATTCGCTGGGAAAGCGGCTTTGTTGATGTAAGCGATCGGAAGACCGAGGATATCGTTTGTTGCGCCATCACGTGGCTCATTCAAGAGCGGACGACCATTCCCATCTACGAACCCGCGCAATTTCGCTTTGAACTTCCGGCGTGTTGCGATTCCGTCTGGATCAATGTCGTTATCTTCTACCATTTCGATAACCGCATTGACTTGTTGGTATACATCACCTGCAGAATCGAATGGGACATTATTTCCCGCTGCAGTAGCCGCTGCCAAAACGTTTTGACCTGTTGCGTATGGTGAATTGACGCCAAAAAGAGCAGCCAAATCAAACGTCGTCAAGAACGCCTTAGCAATCTCTGAACGCATTTCGCTGAAAAACGTCGGGACCGACCATTTGAGCGCTTCTTTCGTAGCGACGACGATGACACCGAGTTTCTTCGCTTCCATTGTCGCTTTCAACCAAGTTGGTTTCGAGACTGGAATCTTGTTCCCCTCATCCACCCAGTAAGCGCCCACGCCTTCAGCAAGATACGTGAATTCTTTCTTCGGTTTCGTCATCGGTTCGTTCTTCGCAAGCGCCATGACAGCGGAGCCTTGAACCATATCTGCCATGATCAAGTTCGCTTGCTCAGTTGGGACTGATCCAGTTTTTGAATCAGACATAAGGACTGTGTCCGCTGCAGATGCGAAGTACTGGATGTTCAACTTCATCGGGTATTTTGCTTGTACTACTTTATTCATATATGTGTACCTTCTTTCGATTATTGTGGTTTTTTAATTTGGTTCTTGGCAATGATCGCCGTAAAGTCTTCGAATGAACCCGCGCCAGTGTCAGCACCTTTTCCCGGATTGTATCCGTTCTCTTTGAACTTAGCGTCCACTTGTGCTTTGACTTGCTTATCAATGAGACCTTGAAGCGTTTTGATGCGGTCGTCTGTCGCTTGATTCCGGACCGTCTCATCTTCTCCCTCGGCCGTGACGACAAAATCGAGTAGTGAATCATCTAATCCCGCTTTCGAGAGCTGTCGGACAGCATGGAAACGATTCTTTTCCGCTACAAGAGCCTGCTTCCCCTCGTCGAGTTCACGTTGAGCATCAGCGGCAATCTCTTCAGCTGACTTTCCTTGTTTACTGAGTTGATTGATTGTCGCTTGAAGCGATTTGTTCTTTTTGCCGAGGTCATTGCGTACTTGATCCTGACCTGCTTTGATGAGGGCATCGATTTGAGCCTGTTGCTCCGGTGTGAAGACTGCGCCTTGGTCGCCTTTATCGTCACCTGTTTGATCATCGGACCCGTCAGTTCCACTGCCTTGAGAACCAGCGTCTCCGCCTCCATCCCCGCCTGTATCAGCAGCAAAGAATTGTAGATTGAGTTGAAGCGGTAAAAGTTTCTTGAAATACATAGGTCATTCTCCTTTTTGCGTATCGATCACCGAGCCGGTTCCGAGCCGAATGTCGTATCTTTCCCGTATCGCATGCATCGAGCCGCATATGAATTTATTTGAGTCGGTCTTTCTTCCATTGTTCGAACGTCATGTCTGCCAGCTCTTGATGTGTTTTCTTTTCGACACGTTCGACTGAGTACGTTGCGAAGCACCTACAGTTGATATCATGTTCCGCTTTTTCTGATTGTCCTGGTGTCATGGCAGTAACGCCCTTGCCCAGATTGAAAGGTTGATCACTCGAGACCGTCTGGCCATCAAGGGCTACATGATTTGACCGGGTCGTCTTGCGGACTCTTGAGTCGCGGGACGTATTCCATTTCTTTTTCATGACGATCCCTTGATTAGTGGCCCGTGTGACTGCCTCTTGTTTCCCCGCTTCCGTGACACGATGTGTCTCTGTACGCGCAATCGTGATTGCCTTGCGGTAGTCATTCTCAACGACATCCTTCAGAGCAGTTGCCATCGTACGGTAGGATGAACCCTTGACCAGTTGCTGCGTCAATCGTGTCCGTAATTGATACACGACTTCTTTCCGATTCTTTTCTAAGGTTTCGTTGAGCGTCAATCCACGAATCGGATTATT